CTAATAAGTTGGTACGCGGCTTACGTATCCCAAGTTCGTACTTACCAACTGGAGCAGATGACGGCGCTTCACAGTATAATGATGGACGTGTGGGTACTGCCTATATACAAGAACTACGCTTCAACAATTATTGCCAACGTCTGCAAGCCAATGTAGAAGAAGTTTTTAACAGAGAATTCAAATTGTATTTGAGATCAAAAGGTGCTAATATAGACTTTAGCATGTTTGACTTAAAACTTACACCGCCGCAAAACTTTGCAGCATACAGACAAGCAGAACTTGATAATAACAGAATTGGAACATTTACGCAAATGGCTGCTATTCCTTATATTTCAAATAGATTTGCTATGCAACGTTTCTTAGGACTTAGTGAAGAGGAGATTGCTGACAACGAACGTCTATGGAGAGAAGAGAATGATGAGAATCTCACAGATCTAGTTACAGATGACTTAGGTGGTGAGATGCGTATGGCTGGACTCAGCGGTGCTGACCTAGCTGGAGACGCAGGTGGATTAGAAACTGATTTAGATGCTGGCGCTGGCGCTATAGATGGCGGTACTGGCGAAGCACCTGAAACAAATACAGAAAACGAAATTGGAGGCGGTGGCGCTGACAATCCGGCACAAACTATATAAATACATACATGATACTTAGAGAACTATATTACTTTGACGATAAAACAATGGAACCTGTTGAGGATCATACCTATGATGCAGAAGACGATAAAAGTGTGATCAAAGTTGATGATGATCGTAAAAGTAGACTTACTCTAAAAGATATAAACAAAGCACGTAAAGCAAGCGACAACCACAAAGTTGAAAGCGAAAAAGAATTAAACTTCATTAGACAGATGTACGGATTAGCAGCACAGGCAGCAGCTGGCGGAATCTAATGAACAACATAGCCTTTGTGTTAGGCAACGGAATAAGCCGTAAACACATACCCTTAGAACCTTTAAGATCACATGGAAAAATATACGGATGCAATGCTCTGTATAGAGATTTTGCACCAGATCATTTGGTTGCAGTTGACACAAAGATGATCATTGAGATATCCGATAAGCGTTATCAAGAGCAGTATAATGTATGGAGTAATCCTAATAAACTGACGCAAAAAACGGCAGGAATTAAGATAATGGAACCTAACAAAGGCTGGAGTAGCGGGCCTACTGCAATGCTGTTAGCAAGCCAACACGGATACAGAACAATATATATTTTAGGTTTTGATTATGTAGGTTTAGGTAATCAAAATGAAAAAGTAAACAATCTATATGCTGGAAGTAAGAACTATAAAAACACAGTAGATAGAGCAACGTATTATGGTAATTGGACTAGACAAACTATGCTATGCGCAAATATGTTTCCAAAGACTAAATACGTTAGAGTAATACCAAAAGAAGATTTTTTTATTCCGGATTATCTCAAAGGATTAAGTAATTTTGAACATATTACTAGTGAAGTTTTTAGGAAAACCTTCACTCAAATCCCGCACAATTAGTAAAATGTGCAGTTTTGACCCCATTTTAAGCGTATATTTCCAATAAAGTGTAAATATAATTGACAGCCTTGACAATAAAGGAGAATGACATGACTGATCGCAACAAGTTTGAAGAAATGCTTGAGCGCCTTGTCAATGAAGACAGAGAAGGTGCGGAAGAGCTTTTCCACGAAATCGTGGTAGAAAAATCACGTGAAATTTATGAAGGTCTACTAGAAGACGAAGAAGTAGAAGAAACAACTGATGAAACAGTTGACGAAGCTACTGACGAAGAAGTAGACGAGTCTGAAGAAGATTTAGACGAAGCAACTGACGAAGAAGTAGACGAGTCTGAAGAAGATTTAGACGAAGCAACTGACGAAGAAGTTGAAGAAGGTACTGATGAAGAAGTTGAAGAAATGTTTGACGAGCCAGCATTAGAAGGTGATCCAACAGACGATATGATGGGTGACATTGAAATGCCAGGTGACGACATGGACATGGGCGGTGATGACGACATGGGTATGGACGACGAAGGTGACGTAGAAGACCGCGTTTCAGACCTAGAAGACGAATTAGAAGCATTAAAAGCTGAATTCGAAGCAATGATGGGCGACGAAGAGCCAGGAGACGAAGAGCCAGCTGACGACATGCCAATGGACATGGATTCAGAAGAAGGTGACGACGACGAAATGGAAGCCTTTGAAGCAACTGACGAAGAAGTAGAAGAAGCAACAGACGAAGAAGTTGAAGAATCTACAATGCCAAAGTCAGAAACAGAAATCATGCGTGAATACGTAACAAAGATGTCAGACGAGCCAAAGAAAGGTGACAACGGCGCAAACGCAAAATCACCAGTAGCTGGTAAAAATGACATGGGTGGAACAACAGCAAACATCGCAAAAGGCGGAACAGCTGACGAAAGCGGTACAGGCGCTGGAGCACCAAAAGAAGATAACGCAGGGAATGTAAACACTCCAGGCGGATCAGGCGCATCTAAAATGAGCGCAGAACCTGGCCACGGCGCTGAAAAGAAGTCAAAGCCAGAGAATGCTGACAATAAAAAATCAACTATTGGCAGCTAAGACGAGGACTGACGTATGAAACTACTGAACGAACATTTGAGTTTCGACCAGGCTAAAATTGTTGTTGAGTCTGCTAATGAAGGCAAAGATCTTTTTATGAAAGGTATTTGTATCCAAGGCGGAGTTCGCAACGCAAACCAGCGTGTTTATCCCGTTAACGAGATTGGCAGGGCTGTCACCACACTCAACGAACAAATTAGTGGTGGCTACTCAGTGTTAGGTGAAGTAGATCATCCTGAAGGACTTAATATTAACTTAGACCGCGTAAGCCATATGATTACAGAAATGTGGATGGATGGACCAAACGGTTATGGCAAGTTAAAAGTTTTACCAACTCCGATGGGACAACTAGTTAAAACAATGCTTGAAAGCGGAGTTAAACTAGGCGTCTCATCTAGAGGATCCGGAAACGTAATGGAAGATGGATCAGGTGAAGTAAGCGATTTTGAGATAATCACCGTTGACGTTGTTGCTCAACCGAGCGCACCTGGTGCTTATCCTACACCCATTTACGAACATCTTATGAATACCAGAGGTGGATATAAGGCGTTCCATACATCAAGGGAAGTACAAGGCGACAAAAAGGCACAAAAATACTTAAAAGAGAGCTTATTAGATATAATAAGCAAGCTCCGATAGCGAGGAGAAAAATATGTTGGAAGCATTAAAATCACTCTTCGAAAATGAAGCACTATCAGAAGAAGTTCGTACAGAACTTGAAGAAGCATGGAATGCAAAAATCAAGGAAAACCGTTTACAGGTTACATCTGAACTACGTGAAGAATTTGCTAAAAAATACGAGCATGACAAAACTACAATGGTGGAAGCTATTGATAGTCTAGTTACTGAGCGTTTAGCAGAGGAAATCGCAGAATTCCAGGACGATCGCAAGCAACTAGCAGAAGCGAAAGCTAAATTTGCTGTTGCACAACGTCAAAATGCTAACCTTCTAAAAGGTTTTGTAAGCGAACAACTAGCTAAAGAAGTAAAAGAACTACATAGCGATCAAAAAGCAATGGCTGACAAGTTTGTTGCTCTAGAAGAGTTTGTAGTAGAATCTTTAGCAAAAGAACTTGCAGAGTTTTACGAAGATAAAAAAGACTTGGCTGAAACAAAAGTACGCTTAGTACGTGAAGGCAAAGCACACGTTGATAGAGTCAAAAAAGACTTCATCACAAAATCTGCTGCCCTAGTATCAGAAACAGTGTCAAAAGGACTTACAAAAGAAATTTCATCACTGAAAGAAGATATTGAAGCAGCACGTAAAAATGATTTTGGTCGTAAGTTATTCGAAGCATTTGCTAACGAATATCAACATTCTTATCTAAATGAAAAGAGTGAAACTGCTAAAATGCTAAAAGTAGTTGATGCAAAAGACAAGCAACTAAGTGAAGCAAAACTAGCAGCGGCTAAAGCAATTAAACTTGCGGAAGCAAAGGCAAACGAGGTTAAAACAATCAACGAGTCAATCGCTCGCAATGAAAAAGTAAGCAAGTTGATCGCGCCATTAAGCAAAGATCAGCAAAGCATTATGACAGACTTACTGGAATCAGTTCAAACATCAAAGCTGCAAGCAGCGTTTGACAAGTATCTACCAGCGGTTATCGATGGTAAAGGTCCAGCAAAGCAGAAGGCGGTATTATCAGAGGCAAAAGAAATTACAGGCAACAGAGAAAACAATGACGTTAAACAAGCAGGCGACGACAGTAATGTCGTAGATATTAAGCGCCTTGCTGGATTGAGTTAAGGAGAAACCAATGTCAGAACTATTAGAAAGCCGTTGGAATGATACCAAAGCAGCACTTCTTGAAGGCCTAGGTGGCACAAAGAAAGCAGTAATGGCAACAACTCTAGAAAATACTAGAAAGTATTTGGCAGAGACCGCTACAGCAGGTGCTACTTCTGCAGGTAACATCGCAACATTAAACCGTGTGATCCTCCCAGTGATCAGACGTGTTATGCCAACAGTGATTGCAAATGAACTAGTTGGTGTACAACCAATGACTGGACCAGTTGGTCAGATTCACACACTACGTGTTCGCTACAGCGACACAGCAGGTACAGGCGCATCAGGCGCAGTAGCTGGTGAAGAAGCACTATCACCTTTCAAAATTGCAGAAGCATATTCAGGTAATGCTACAACAGCAAAAGCTGATGCAACTGCGGCACTTGAAGGTACTGGTGGTAATCAACTAAGCATCCAGATCTTAAAACAAACTGTTGAAGCTAAAACACGTAAGCTATCAGCACGTTGGACATTCGAAGCTGCGCAAGACGCACAGTCACAGCACGGCATCGACGTTGAAGCAGAGATCATGGCTGCATTAGCACAAGAAATTACTGCTGAAATCGACCAAGAGGTGTTAGCATCTCTTAAAACACTAGCAGGTACAGGTACTGATACTTACGATCAAGCAGCAGTATCAGGTACAGCTACTTTTGTTGGTGACGAACATGCTGCATTAGCAGTACTTGTTAACAGAGCAGCAAACAGAATTGCACAGAGAACACGTAGAGGCGCAGGTAACTGGGCTGTTGTTTCTCCAGCAATGTTAACTGTTCTACAGTCAGCAACAACTTCAGCTTTTGCAAGAACAACTGAAGGTTCTTTCGAAGCACCAACAAACACCAAAATGGTTGGTACACTAAACGGCGCAATGAAAGTATATGTAAACACATATGCAGCAGACGACGATGTACTTGTTGGTTACAAAGGTTCAAGCGAATCAGACGCAGCAGCGTTCTACTGCCCATACATTCCGTTAATGAGCAGCGGCGTTGTGCTTGACCCAACATCATTCGAACCAACTGTCAGCTTTATGACACGTTACGGATATGTTGAGTTGTCAAACACTGCATCATCGCTTGGTAACGCAGCTGATTACTTAGAAGCAGTCGAAGTAACAAGCGGTAACCTAAGCTTCAGCTAATATTATTATTAGTTTTTAATTCTAAATAGGCCCTACGGGGCCTATTTTTTTGAGTAAATATAGTAAGGAGATAAACTATGGAAGAACAAGGTCAAGTATACAAATTTACCGGTATTTACGGTCATATTCGTCCTGATAACTTTGGTGCTACAAGAAGAGACATACTGTTCAAGAAGCACGAACATGAGTTAAAAATTGGAGACAGAGTAGTGTATGATCACGTTGAAAAAAATGGTAGAAGATATGCAGAAAAACTTATTCTGCGAAGCTGATAATAACCCATTTTTTCAAAAAGGATAAATACTATTACAAGAATTATGCGGCACCCACCGCGTATTACCTAGAACGTAACATATAAGGAGAAAACAATGGGACGTCCAAT